CTTCAGACACAATCATTGGTCTAAAACATACCTTTTTACCGGACGGTAAATCTTGACAGTATTGTGGTAAACTGGATATTAATAAATCTTTTAAAGGCATAATTATCAGGTAAATCTATAATATCTATACCCAAAATCCACAGTTAAAGTTAAATACTGATTAGGAATATCATCAGAGAATTGTGATGGCAAAATTAATTGTGGGTATGCTTCATACAAAGTAAATGTTGCTTTTACTTCTCCTTTATCATTAACTGCTTCTACTTTTATATCTTTTAGATTTGCGGGAGTGTTTTTGTATTGTACGGTATTTGATAAAGTACTGGTTATAGGAGTAAACATACGATCATACCATTGTTCAAAATATCGTCTAACTTTCCAGTCTCCTTCTACTATAAAATCTATTAGAAATCTGTCATCATATTCTCTTCTAATAGGAATGTCTAAAGACGGACCAGAAGGAGAAAAGTATTCAGGATACCATACAATGTATTGTTGGGGTATTTGGCACTGTGCTGCCCAGAATTGTTGACCGCCAACAGTAACTTGAAATCGATTAACTCTTTGAAATCCTCCAGCAAAATAGCTAATTATTTTGTCTACACTATTTCCCACTGTGTTGTTCCTTAAAAATATCTTCCTCTGTTAATATTTTAAATATCCAGCCGTTTTTCTTACAGTATTCCTTTGCAGCATCCCATTTACATTTATTTGTTTCAAACGTTATACACTCGTTAAGATATGCTCTTTTATTTTTTCGTGGTTTTGGTGCAAAAGTTTGTTTTTTTGGTTTTATTTCTATGATATACGTTTGAACAGCACTGTCTTTATTGGCTTCAAACACAAAATCTGGATAATAATGATGTATTTGGTGGTCTATAGTTGAATAATATGGAATTTTTAGTTCTTCACTAGACCATCTTATTATAGTTTCATTTTTATCAAGATATTTACAAAATTTCCTTTCCCAATTAGATCTGCAAATTATATTTTCTACGTTACCTACGTATTTATGAGGAAATTCTGGAATATATTTTGTTTTATACGCCATTAAACTTAAATATATATGTTAGAAACACCATGCCTCAATTATCATTCCCAGGAGACACAGACGCAAATCAAATTCCAATATTTTTAACATTTTATTGGGGTGATTACAGTAAATACAATAAAGATAGGAATCCAGACGTAATTATTGGTAAAAAAAACTGGATTTCTGTTCCATATCCAAAATTATTTAATATTGGTAATGATGTTCCCTATTCTCACAGTGGAAGTATAGCCGGAGGTCCGCTGGATAACTTAAAAATGGGATTTGACAATTTAACAGTGGGTTTAAACCGAATGTACGATTACTTTTTCCGAGGTGGTAGTAGTTTTACGTACGATAATATGGAATCTGTGCTCTCCTGGTGCACGTAGAAAATATCAAGTAAGTATGGATTTGGTTGCTAAAAGCGCAACTCAGGCAACACGGGCCAAAGAAATAGCAGACACATTTCAACAAAATGCATTTTCTTCTTGGTCTGGAGGAAATCGACTACTGTGGAAGCACCCTCCTTTGTGGATTTTAAAAACAAATCAGCCAGGATGGGATCCTATAGGATTACCTTCAGTATTGACTCACGTAGATATAAACAGAAATCCTATATTAGATTCGCCAATAAATCTTCCCAATAATTATCCATTAGCAGTTAATATTAATTTATCGTTCTTAGAACTAGAACCAGCAGTAAATACTACCGCAGGACTTAAGAATAGAGCGTGGACATTTGGTTAATTAGTATAAAAAATAAAAATACATATTAAACATGAACAACTATTTAATAAATCCATTTAGTACATTTATTAATAATGAACCAGGAATTACTCAAGCAGGCATTCCACGTGGTGGATTATCATCTTTATACAAAAAAAATAATATCACTATAAATCCTTTTGTACGAGGTATTACTTCCGGAACTTATGCAGAACTAGCAAAAGGTATATCGTTTTATATAAAAGCTATTAGAGATAATCAAGAAACTCAATTAAAAAACTATTTAAGTACATTTTTTGGACCAACAGGGCCCGGTTATAATTACGGGGCTACTGGTTCAGAAGAATATGTATACACCAACCTGAATGGAATTTCTCCCATCAGTAATTACGATCTAACTATGCACAGATTTTTGTATCGAACATATAATCAAGGAGAGGGTTTGAGTGCTTCAAATTATTTTACTAACTTTTTAAGTAATAGTAATGTGTTGACAGGAAATCCATCTTCACAAACACCAGGTATAATACCCATAAATATCATATAACATGTTTGAAAATTTTTCTAAAATTAATTATTATCTTAATGGTCAAACTTTAGAACTGACTGATATTTTTAAATCTATAAAAATAGACACAAATAAAAGCACAGACGTTAGTACTATAAAAAATACAGATAAATTAAGACCAGATCAATTAGCACAAAAATTATATAATGATCCTAAATTATTTTGGGTTAATCTTTTATTGAATGATATTAAAAATCCGTTTAGAGAGTGGTCACAATCCGGATCTGCTCTAATACAACAAAATTCAGATGATTACGATATGAAGGCTTTTCAGTTTGGTAATACCAGCAAATATCTTCCTTCAAATGGTGATTATTTTAATTCTGATGATATTGATTCGTATTCCGGTATTACTTTTAATGGTATACAACAAAACGATTTAATTGTTTTTGAAACTGGAGCTGGTTCTTTTGAATTAAAGACATACGGTGCAGGACAAGTTTCTGCCGCTGATTCTTGTGGTTATCCGCATTTTGGTCAGAGCGATATACCTGATAATTTTTTAAACAGAAATAATATTATTCAAATATCTTGTGGTAAAGATTTTACTGCGTGTTTAGACGATTCTGGTTACATTTGGGCCTGGGGTCAAGATATAGGACTCAGTGATTACAGTGGATTTATACAAAATGGTCGTTTGTATAATTCTCCTCGTGGGGGTTACAAACACATCGATACAATAACAAATAAAATTATTGCAGTAAATTCACAAAATTCTTTAGAATGTTTTGGTATTTGTTATGATTTCCCATATGTTGGAGAAACTGATGTTGTAAAAAGTGCTTGGACAACAGGACAAACTTTAGCCGGTGTTATTATAAAATCTGATGATACATTAGAAATATTAGGACCTATTGTTTCTACTAATAATACACTACAATATTTTTCTGATATATCTTGTGCTGATGATTACTGTTTAGGTGTGGCAACAGGCCCTTCTTCTGGTGGAAAAGTTATTGGGTTTGGTTCAACAGGATATTTTTCCCAAATAGGCCAAAATACATTTTATTCTAAAGAACTACAAAATTTAGAACCAGTTGTTCCTTCCAATCCGGTGTATCCGTTTACAGATTCCAATAATCAAATAATAAAAAATTATGCAAATGGAGTTTTAGAAGTTTCTATTAAAGATCTTCAACCCTTTACTTCTCCAACAGGTAATCCACACACACCATATAGATCACAGTATCAAAAGGTATTTGGTTCTGATGGTTCTGAAAAAACACTCATAGGATTTACAGATCACGATACTTTAAGCAAAGAGGGATTTGTATTAAATAATCCCAAAGCATATGCTGGAGGTTCTTCCCCATTTCTTGAAGGATTAACATATAATTATACAGAATATTACGATGAAAATTTAAAACCAAAAAATACAACAGAATATGTTTTTAATATGTTTCCTCAAGAAAAGTATTCTGGTATTTCATTTATTAATGATGTTAGTTTTTATAATGCTATTGTGGGAACTACATGGCAAGTACTTGAATACGAACCTGGAATGACTGAGTGGTATCAGGCAGGATGGGTTAGATTACCATATTTTACTGTTAAATATTCTCCAGAATATTATAATTCAGGAAATATAAAAAATTATTTTGGTGCAAAATATAGTCTTATTAATGATGACGGAACTTTGTATTATCCATTCATAGGAAATAATCCATACAGTAGAACATCACACACAACAATTAAAGAATTTCCACAAGGATTAACAGGAGTAGAACAAATTGGAGATGGTGGATTCGATGTGTACATGTACAATACTGGAAAAATACAAATTATAAGACCTGAAGCATTTATACAACCTCCAGAATATTTAAAAAACCATTGGTATTGGGGCCCATATGCTAATCCAGAAAAAAATTATTGTGCATTAAAATCTAAAGATTATCCTAATGGAATAACTTTTAATTGGAGAAATGTTTCTTTTTTTGAAGGACTTCCTCCATTTAAAACTTGCAGTAAAAATAATTCGAGAATAATGTGGTTTTTGGATTATGATGGAAATCCTTATCTTTTTGCTGCTCCAGGAAATCCTTGGCAACAAACTTACTACGCTGACCAGGGCTATTACGACTGGGGACCTAAGCAGAGAGATTTTTGGGATACTATTGGTCCACCTTCCGGAATGACATTTGAAAAAATAGAAAACGCATGTTGGGGTTCATTTTTTGCTGCTGGTTTAAAAAATAACGGAGAAATCGTTATATGGGGTCCGACTTTATGTAGTGAAGATCAGCCAAGTGATTTGACGGTTTGTTTTGGTATAACTCAAAGCCCATATACAGTACCGGGAATAACAGCAAAAGATATAACAGTAAACCAGGACAATATTATTGCCGTAAAAAATAATGGAACAATTTCTCTTCTGGGAGGAACAACATTTTTTAATGGATTAGAGGGATTTTATGAAGGGTTCACGGTCAGTAATGCAATTAAGGTAGTGGGGCCTGATGCTATTGGATTGGCATCGCATATTTTCATACAAACTTCTGATAATAAATTTAAACATTTTTATCCAACAGATCCAAGTGTGCCTGGTACAAATTGGTGGAAGTCGTTTGGAGTTACTTTGGGAGCAATGAAAGAACCGACCACAGAAAAGAAATTCTTAGAGTCTATTCTTCATTATTTTAATAATAATAATTGGGATGCAGAAAAAATACTATTTAATGATGCAAATGATATTAAAAATATTGAAGGTTATGCTGCTTTATGTATGATAACCAAAAACGATAATACTAAGTATTTTGCTATGGATCAGCCTTTAAATAATGCTATGGTAAGACCACCCTGGGCTTTTGTTATTGATATAACGACTAGTGGATATGGAACAAATTGGAAAAATATTAAACTATCCAGTTTTAGTTGGATTGGAGATTATTCATTTTTAAACACAAAAACTAATTTAGTGATCAATATTCCTGGTGTATATGGTACAAGTATCAAACTATTTACAGGATATGTTGATGGTGGTCTTGAAAATACAAGACCGATATACGAAACAACATACGGAACACTCCTTGGAGATTATAACCGTGATTATTTAACATTATCACATTATCAGTATTTTTTAAATACTTCTGATGAAGAAGGAATACAAAGAGTGTCCTCCTTAGGAGCAGGATGGTTGAATAATTATTGGCACACTAATTTAGATTACGTTGATGTCAGGGATCTTGTCTATGGTGGAGCAACATGTACAACATCTTACTCATCCAATAATGGAGTATTATTTTCGCTTGATTACAGCGATTTAAATAACTCATTTATAGTTAACAAATCAGAATACACATATAAATCACTTAAACTGCCGTCAAAATATAAACCAAAACACATTTTAGGAAATGGGTTTGTGGTGACTTTACTAACAAACGATAAATTGATTTTTACTGATGGAGATTCTCCACCATTCAATTACGTAAAGGATTTTACAAAGTTAAGTACAATTAATACAATTAATGCAGAATTTTCTGATGATTTTGATTTTTGGCAAGACTCTATCGTAGAAAAAATGGCCATGGGGGTAAATTCTGTTTACACGTATCAGCCATCTTGGGGAAATAATCGTGTAAATTATTGGGGAATAGATTATGAAAATATTACACCAAGAGGATTAACGTATATTGAGATTGATTGTTTTGCTCACCATTGTTGTGGTATTAAACCAGACGGAAAGGTAGAATGTTGGGGAACTGATACGTCTGGTATCTGGGTCCAACAACCAGATGGAACTGTTTTAAGCGGATCTCTTGCTATTCCTAACAATCTAGGTATCTGTAATAAAGTCGCTGTGGGTTACGATCACAGTTGTGCAGAAACTGTATCAGGTAATATTATTTGTTGGGGGGCAAACGATTACGGACAAAGTACAGTTCCAACACACGTAAATGATGGAACTAGTAACAGCATTTTAGATTGTGGTAAATACTTTAGCACAGTATTGAAACAAGATGGAAGAATTTTAGTATGGGGTAAAGCAATTACCGGTCCGGCTGAAATAATAACTTTAGGAAATTCGATACCAACAGAATTAGAATTAGGATCTTAAAAATGAATGGAGTATACAAAGTTTCTGTAGGATATAGTCACGGATTGATGGTAAAGAATGGTAATTTATATTCTTGGGGTTATAATTCTTCAGGACAACTAGGACTAGGAGATCCTGGTATAACTTATGTACACAATCCTAAATTAGTTTCTTCATCCGGAAATTGGACTGCGGTTTCTGCTGGTTACGACCATTCATTAGGTATTTGTGGAGGTTATTTATACTCTTGGGGTAATAACTACTCGGGCCAATTAGGATTAACGTATTGCCATGATTATTGGGCTGCATTTACTGACGCTGGTGGAAATCCTCTTTCTTTGGAAAATTACGGCCACTCTTCAGTTGGAAAACTCAAACCAATAGAATATTCTCCACAAAAAGTTGGAGGACTTAATGGGTGGACTAAAGTTGCAGCAGGTGATAAAATTTCTTTTGGTATACGATCTGGATATTTATATGGTTGGGGAAATAACTCTAACTCTGATACATTGTCTCCTAGGGGCATTTTAGGTTTAGATTTCGATAATTGGTATCCTAGTTTAGATATGGCGGCATTAGTTTTTATTGTTCCGGTTAGAGTTTCTCCACTAACTGGCTGGACTGATATTTCAACTTCTAGTGTTTTAAGTACTTTTGTTGTTGGAGTTGCTGGAGGTAAATTACAATCATGGGGATCTACTAATAGAGGCCAATTAGGAAATGGTCAGTATTGGCCAACAGGCCGTGTAGCACATACTTCACGATTAATTCTACCTACACCGTTTAGTTATTTTAATAATGAGTCTGCACTTTTTGGTGGTTTAACATTAAACAATACTCAAGCTTCTCTTCTCCCATCAAACACAACATGGCAAGCAGTTTCTGCTGGTCGTTTTCATGCTATAGGTGTTTCTGGAGGAAATCTGTACGGTTGGGGCTATAATCTTAATGGTGCAATAGGCGACGGTACCACATTTGATAGTTTGGTTCCTAAACTTGTAGATTCTAGTACAGATTATCAGTGGGTAAAGGTGTCTGCGGGTGATCAGTTTTCTGTAGGGCTAAAAGAACCGGGTGGAATTGGTTATTATGAACCGTATTCCTGGGGTGCTAATTTTAATGCACAACTGGGCGACGGAACTATGAACAGATCTTTGATTCCTAAGGGAATAGGAACAGATACGTATGCAGATATAGATGCTGGAGAATTGTCTTGTGCTGGTATTGAATCGGCCACAGAAACTTATAAATTATACACTTGGGGGTTTGATCCGTTTAAACAATTATCATCACAAATATTAGCAAATCCTAACGATAAAATACCACAAACTTATAAAACCAAAAATCCTAATGTAAAAAAAATATCAGCAGGATGGGACGATATTTATATTCTGGATAAATACGGCAATTTAGATCACATTACATTAAACGGAACTACTAACGTAAGTCCAGATGTATTAGAAGAATTTAATTATTCATTATATGCCGGAATGAAAATATGGATGCCAATAAAAGACATTGCTGCAGGATTTAACACTGCAATAGTATCTAAAGCCGATAATACATTTAGTATAGACGCCCGTGGTTACAATTCCATACTTCCGTATGCAGCTCCTTATTACTCCATTACAGATGAATTACAAAATATGCCATCAAGGGCATGGCAAAAAATAGTAAGAAACGGAGACGAAGACAAAATAAGTAAAGTTTTCTGCGGCGGTACTAATTATGGTATTGTATTTTCCGATGGTACTATAGAAACGTGGGGCAAATTTAAAACACTAGAAACAGCAAAACAAATAAACATTAAATGGCAACAGGTAGTTAGTGGTGGTGATCATTTAGTAATATTAACAAAACACGGAGATGTGTATTGCATTGGTGATAACACACACGGTCAGTGCAATGTTCCTTTTGGTTTATCTGGTGCCAGTTCCGTTTTTGCAACACAAACTGCATCTGGAGCAGTTTTACAAAATGGTGATGTGGTTTATTGGGGTAATACAGAATCGTTTGATGGTGTAGACCAGTTTACATTATTTGATGATTTACAATCTCCAGATAACCTGGCAACAACAGCAAGATTACCACTTAATAGAAGATATGAACACAATTTAATAGGATACACCTTTGATGGTGCTTGGGGTGAAGATCTGTATAAACAAGAAATAAAAAATAAATTACAAAATTATTACAACCAAACAGGCCAATACCCAGATAAACTTATTTTAAATATTGAAGAAGGAATTAACAATCCACTACGATGGTTCAATGAACCAGCAAGTATTAAATACTTGGGATTCACTTTAAACTCTGCGGGCGTTTCATCTGCTAATGATGGTGTTACATATCAAAATGTATGGGCAACAAACCATTCAGTTGCACCAACACGATATGAAGATTTTAGTAAAGTTTTGCAAACAATAACCAATTTTTATAGTTTAGGTTATACATTAGCCAAACAGGCAATATACGAACTGTCTGGCAGCAAAAACACAACAGCAGTAGGATTTAATACCGGACAATTACTACCAGATTATACTTTAGTTGGATTTAGTGCGTATGGAACCGGTTACACTTTAAATAGTGTTTTGAGTTGGAGTACTGGAAATACTCTTGTTAATTATAGAGAATATAGTAATGATGATAATTGGAAACCGTATATTATACAAGGACCAGACTCGTATCTACCAATTTCTGGTTTTGATGTATCTTCTGCCGTTTATAAACCATATTCTGGCACAACAGCAACATCTAATTATTATATAAGGTCAACAGGAATTACTAGTGCAGTATATACTGCTTATTATAACAGATGGAAAGAATTCTTAAATTCTGTTGATTTTGATTTTGTGATTGATACTAATATCAGTAAATTTATCCTACCAACAGAAATCTCAAACACACCATTATTATGGACCAAGACTAAACAATTACTTAGTGATTATGAAACTAATTATAGCACCAAATTAAATAAAAATTTATTAAGTTCCTTTTCACATAATATTGATTCTAATATCGGCACCACTTTGGATGTTGTGAACTATGGACCCGTTTTATCGTCCGGAGCCACAGGAATACACATAAACATACAAACATTTATCAATTCTATTAGCAATTCTGTTTCTAATAACTACAATGGAGTAATCAATAACTTTAATGTATTTGATACTAGTGTTTTAGCAATACTTGGTGATACAGTAAAGCAAACAATATTAGATCAGTGGTATTATTATGGAATTAATGGTGGAACATTCCCATGGCCAGATATTTCAAATGATTCTGGATTAACTTACATCAATTGGAGAGATTTACAATTTGAATTAAGTAATGAAACGTACTCTGTGTTTAGTTCCGGAAAACCAAACACAACAAAGCTTATAGATTTAATAAATTATTTTAATGAATTAAATACTGCGTCTAAAGAAGGATATAATTTCTATACTCTTAATAATATAATTAAAACAAAATCAGGAAAAGACCATTCTGTTCTTCTTGATAAGTATGGAAAAGTATACTTCTTGGGCTCTACACTAGATAATCGTCAAAATCTACCAGATAAAGTATACATTGATGTGTCTGCTGGCGATTTACATTCTGCTGGAATTGATACAACCGGAACACTATACACTGCAGGTAAAATTATAATAGATTCTGGTGGTTGTTCTGGCACAACACTAACAACAACTCTAACACCAATTTCTGGAACATTCGATACTGTTGAATCGGGCAGTAATCATTTAGGATTATTTGAAATTGGAGACAATAAAAAATATATTGGCAGAATTGATAAAATTGATGATGTATTTAAACGAATTTACGTAAAGGGTTATTCTGCACCGGATGAAACTAATATTTCGTTTGATGATCCTACTGGAACAATAGTTTCTATTTTCCGCGATGGTGCTTTAATAAAAACTATACAACATAAATTATTAAGTATAGATTCTTATATAAACACGGTTCAAAACATTATTATTGGTGATGGAAATGTACAAGATGTTTCTGCTAATAATGGCGCAATCTGGAAAACATACTTCATTAATGATTACAAAAATACAGAAAACAACGATTATCTTATAACTCCATATAAAATACAACAACAAACTTTAATTGCGCCAGATATAAAATACTTAAATAGCAATAAACTTTATCAACTAGAAACAGTATTTAGAGAAGGCGTTAAAACAGATAATAAAATAAACATAGTGATAAATGAATTATGACCACACAAGTAAACATTCCAAATATACAGATTAATGAAATAACACTCATTAACAGTGATCCAAACACACAAAGTCCATTGGTTGTCTTTACGGTTTATCCCAGAGACAATAATGAACCTATAATTTTTGATTCATTGGTATTAGACGAAGACATGTACGGTGAAGCTTTAACTGGAACCTTATATTTTTATGATCCTGCTTTTATAATAGAGCAATTAAATTTTACTTCATATGATTTAATTCAAATTAAATACACACCAACAGGTGGAAAGTCTGTTTTACATAAATTTAGAATTGTAGAAATTGCTTCAGAATATAATAATGTTTCTAAACAAATATTAGGACCATTCGGAAACACTGTTCCAGTGGCTGTAAAATTTACTTCTGATCAGTTAGTGTATAAGAATTTTGACACCATGTTGTTGAAATCATTTATAGGCAGAATTTCAAATGACACAAAAGCAAAAACACCATATACAAGTCAAATAAAGGGATTAGAAAAGGCATGTGGTAGTATAGACAGCCCAGGATTTGTTCAATATGTTTTTGAAGAATTTGGTTACGGAACTAATAAGGGAGACAGCACACCTAAAAAATTAGAAGCAGATCCTACGTTTAATGACGTGTGGTTTAAAGTAAATCCTAGTCATTATCCATGGAGTAAGATGGGAGTTCCTGCAAAAATAGGACAAATGATGAATTATATTTGTGAATACGCTTGTTATTCTAAAAATCCAAATGCAGTGAATTTTTTCTTTTGGGAAGATTTGGATAAATTTAATTTTAAATGTATAGAGTCACTATTAGAAAAACCAGTAAAAGCCACATATACCCCTTCACTAAACGAAAATGACAGTGATGCAATAGTAGATCTTCAAATTATATCAGAAATACCTATATCAAAAATGGTTGATAATGGGGCATTCAGTGGAGAATATGTTAGAATAAAACCTGATTGGTCAAATCCATACAAATTTGTAATTGATACTTCTGAAAGCTTAAAAAGAACACAAGTAGTATATGACTATTATACAGAATTAAATGCATTCAAAAAGATCTCAGCCTTTCCTCCAATCGATAAAAAAGACGTCTCGTTAGTGTATGCTCCTAATAGAATTTCTGATTCTAATTACGGGTTTTTTCAAGATGCATATGGTCAATCAAATAGGCCGTGGTGGAATTATTGGGACACTGCAAACAATTATTTTGAAGGAGAAAAGGTCGGTGGTGTTACTATGGAAGTGGAGAGAATTGAAGGCAATTATTGGCAATCTCAATTAGATTTCTGCGAATTGCCAGGTTCGTGTTTAAAGAAAATTTATGAAAAAATTAAATGGCCTCTTTCAGAGGCAAGAATGCGATACGCATCACTGAAACGAGCAGACACAAAATGGAAATTTTATAGACAAACAATCTTGGGAGAAAGAAATCAACCAAGTAGTTTTTATGCTATATTGAGAAGTTTTACACCAATATATGATAACGGAGCAGGAAGTGCAAACTCTGCTCCTGAAACTGGTGGCGGTAGTATAAACAAATATTATTTTGAAGAAGTGGAATTTTGGACAAAACGAACAACAGGATTGCGTAATCAAAGAGCGGTACAAGTAGTTGTTGCAGATAAAAATTATCCTTTTACTATTGTTGCCGTTCCTTGGGGCATTAAAGGATATGCTTATAATTTAAATGAACTTTTAAATTCTACACTACCACTAGAAAAAGAATACAGTTCAACTGTTCAAACAGCACTAATATCTCCAGGAGCCACCACAAAGGTTGATAAAACAGACGGAACTATGGAAGGCATTATGATGCAACCTGTAGGAAATTTTAGAGTTAAATCTCAAGAAGAAGGGGCAGAACCAATAGACGAATATGTTGGTCGTATAGTAAAAATAGATGTGATTAGCTCTAAAATGGTAGATTTATTACTACCCAACAATGGATTTCCATGTGGATTTCCAGTAAAACAAGAAATTGGACCTATATTTATTTTTGATGTAGAAAATGCAGGAGTCTGTACTTCTACTACGGATGCAGGAGCATAATCATGAGTCAAGATCAAGTTAATACTTCAAACTACGGTTCAGATGATTATAGTGGATATTATCCACATAAATTTAGTATTTCTTCTAGAGAACACAGCAGATTTGGGCCATCACTAAATCCTGATATTTTTTCTCAAAATCCAGATCTTCCTCCGTATCCTCCGGATTATGCTCCACCACATTTATCTAAATTTAGACCAACAGTACCAGAACCAAATGAAGATGTGTTATTATGTGCAAAACAGCAAGCAACAGAATGTAGTGCCATAAAAAATAATTTAGGTATAGAATGGTTGGGAATAGATTATAGTGATCCTAACGCAGCTTATAATTGTTTTTGTTCTTCATCTGAAACCATACCAAATAATTCTTGGTGGTCAACTAAAGGCCATTTAACAGAAAGTGATTATGGATTGGGTTCAGGAGTATCAGATCACGGAAGATTAGCAAAATTACCATCAGAAATACAAGTACAACAAATATACAATCCTCCCAGTTATGATATAGGCGATTGTGGAAAAGAATTTGAAAAATACATTGAATATTCAAAAACTAATGCTACGTTTTGGAATACTCCCCCCAAAACTCCTTTATACAGAAGAGCCCAGATGGCACTATTGATGTATAATCGAATAAAAATACTAGTTCATGGAGACTTTAATATAAAACCTGGAGATCTTATTAATATAAGTTATAGTTTAAATATGCAAAATAATACGGAGATAAAAAAGACAAGACACGATGGGCGGTGGATGGTGTATAAAATACAAAGAATATTGACACCAATAAAACACTCTATGTTTTTACATTTAATGCGTGATGGTTCAGAAGTCAATCCCACACAATATCGTAAAGTTAATATAGAAAAATAATTATAAATAAAGTAAAATGGCAAAATATTCCGATTTAGATTTTTTTCTAACAAAAAACGAATTAACGTCAGATATTTCTTTTAAAAAAGACGTATATGCCGTGGCTCAAAGTATATCTAATATTACTTTAACCAGAAAAGGAGAAAAACCATTTTCTCCAGAATTTGGTTCTGATTTATCTTCTGGATTGCAGACTTCGGTAACAGATATAGAATTGGATATACTTAAGACCGTGGTTAGATCACAAATACAATCACAAGAACCAAGAAGCGTAATAGATAATATAGAATTTACTAAATTGCCTGAAGGATTTAAAGTAGATATATCTTTTCATTTAACCGACAGTCAGCAGGCTTCAGGAACATTAAGTTTAACTATTTAAAGGCGTTTAAATGACAAATCCACCACCACAAATAAATATATCTTCTTTAGATTTTGAGGGATTGAAAGAATCCTTTAAAAATTATTTAAAAACACTACCTAATTCTGAATTAAATAGTTATGATTATCAGGGATCTGCAATAAATTTATTGCTTGATGTTTTTGCATATAATACTCTATATTATGCATATTACGCCAACATGTTAGCAAATGAATCATTTTTGGCCACTGCACAAATAGAAAATAACTTTGTATCTTTACTAAAACCGTTAGGTGTTTTACTGCCAAGTAGAACATGTTCGGTTGCAGAAATAACTGCTAGTTCTATTAGTTCTTCTGCAACAGTTTCTTCATATTCTGATATATTTTTAGGCACATCTAATAATGGTTTAGTGTATAGATTTTATACTATAGATGATATTGAATTAGATGTTCAGGCAAAATCGTTTAAAGTATATGAAGCAAGTTCTGTTGTTAAAGATTTAACTGTTTCTGTTGACTTAACAGAGCAAAAAGCCTTTATTGCTACAAAAAATTTAGATATTTCTACATTAAAAATAAAAGTTAACAGTGGTGGAGTTGAACGAGAGTGGGAATTAGCAAATAATACTAGTTCTGTTGGACCTGATGCAAAAGTCTATTTCATAGATAGAACTGCTACAGGATTTTATATTGTTTTTGGCAAAAGAAGTATAAATGATTTTGATAATAATTACGGCAAAAATATAGAAGCAGGCGATACCGTAACAGTTTCTTATTTGGTGCCTAATGGAGAATCCGCAAATAATGTTGGAGCTTTTAGCACATCTGCATTAATTAATATTTCTAGTGTAGTTCTTTCTTCTGGTGGTCGATCTTCTCCAGATTTAGAAGCTTACAGGTTCTCTGCTCCAAAATTATTTGCAGCAAATGACAGAGCAATTACTAAAGATGATTATTATGGTTTATTATTAAATTCTGGTTTGCTTCCTCCGGACATAACGTCTAAAGAGGAAATAAATGTATGGGGAGGAGAAGAAGCAAATCCTCCAGCAACTGGAAGAGTTTTTATGTCTTTTGCAAATGAAGGTTTAACTGCTGGTTCATATTCTGTAAAAAATTGTATTTCGTATATAAAAAGAAAATGTCCATTGACAATTTTACCAGAATATGCTCAACCACAAATAATTACAGCAAACATATATCTTTCTGTTGTTGGCACATCTATTAATAACACTGCAATAAAAAATTTAATTAATGATTACTATAATACGAATTACATTTTTAATAATACCATATTTTTAGGCGATTTGCGTTCATTAATAAGATCTAGATATACAGTTACTGGTATAAATTTAAATTCTATAACTCTCTCTTTAGACGCATACGGTTCCGTAACGGATAGAGTGATTAGTTACAACACTCCTTTTGCTTCATCCGAAGAAGGCTCTAGACTGTCTGTAGTAAAAACTACAGGAATAACTTATATGTCGGAATCTGTATTAATAGGAGATGTTCCCACTAAATTTAACAGGATGGGAGAATCTGTAGAAGGTAAACTTTACGCATTCAAGAGCACTAATACAAATATCCAAGTGGGAACAAATTCAGTTGGTTATGTTGATTATGAACACGGATTGGTTACTATTAGGGGTGGTATATTGCCAGAAACACAAACTACAACTATTACTGTAGTTCCAAAAAATCAAGATGGTTTAGTATTTAATAATCAATTTTTATTAAAATCTAATGCAACAATAAACGGAGTCTAATATGATTTTATTGTTTACAAATAAAATTAAAAATGTAGAACTCCAATTCGAAGAAGAATTAGGTGCAACTAAAATACCAACAATAGAAGAGTTTGCTCCACCTTTACAACAAACCGTATTGGCGTTTTTTACACCACACGAACAACCAAATCCAACATGTTCTTATCCTATGAATATAGAAGAACTGTTTCCATTTTGGTTAAGACATGCGTCTGATGTGTCTTCTAATTTAATATTAATGACTAAAGAATATTATAACTGGTTAACCTGTGGTATAAACGAAAACGATATAAGCTTTTTTAATTTAGAAAATCTAATAGATGTTGAAAATATACCAAATAAACTTATTAAATATCAATTATATTCATACATAAATTCATTCAAAACAGAATATATACAATCTTCGGATAATCCACAAGGTAATATAGATCCAGAAAAAGTAAAAAAATTATTAGATAATGTAAAAATTAATCTGTATACAAAAAAAGGAACAGAAGAAAGTGTACGCTACGTATTAGAATCTCTGTTTAATATACAGCCAAATAAAATATCTGTATCTTACCCCAAACGATTTGTTCTCCGTTTGAATGGAGGCCATTACGATTGGATGCGTGATGATTTAAAAAATATAGGTCAGTATTCGTCTAATCCAAATTCATATAATCCCCAACTAACTGGAAGTTTTTTAAATTATTCTGTATTACAAGACAATGATCTTTGGCAAGAGTATTCTTATGTTTTAAATATAGCAGGATTAACTGCTGGCCAGTATGAAAATGTTGTTAGGCCATTAGTACATCCTGCTGGAACAAAAGATTTTTATGATGTAATGCATGATGTATTCAGTAATGCTGGAGAC